AGAGATATTCCTCCAGTTGCCAACTATGCCACGAAGAGAAACATAGCTGTCATTGTTCGGATGAAGGAAAATGTTACCGCCTTCCACGAACAGGGGAATGCTCGGGGTCTTGATGTGCATCCCGATCATGGCATTCGGACTCTGTATATCAATTCCGGCATCATACTTAATCCCTTCAATAGTGACAAACTGCGTGTTTCCCCCGATTCTTACGTTTGCAAATGTCCTTTCATTATAAAATTCAATTTGCCCGGCAGACAGGTTGAAACCGACGTATTTATTTGTTTCATTTTCATAAAGGATCTTTGAGGACAATACTCCCGAAGCGATGGAGAACGGACCGATACGTCCTTTATCCGCTGTGATTGTTCCTGTAATCTCTGCATTCTTACATTTGAAATACCCGGTTACGCCATTGATAAGAAGAGTTTCACCTTCATCGTTGTGGGATTTAAGCACATTGTTTTTGAACATGAAGCCGGCTACATTCGCACCATCGGCAAACAGGGTGTCAGTGGCGATATTCACAAACTTCTGCATAGCTTCCCAATTGGAATCACCGTTGACAGATGTGGGTGCAGCGGTAACGGAAGCGCCGTAATTTTTTACAAGGAAATTATAATAAACTCCCCCTATCAGATATATGACCTTATCCCGGTAATCCGCATTCCAGACGTAAGTCTGTCCGGAAGCCCATACGCCTCTGTCACGGGGAAACGCCCCTGTTGCTCCTGTCGCTCCTATGGAACCATCATTTGCAACACCCACCCCTTTTTCAGCGACAAAATTATTATTCCATGCGTTTGCGTCCGACGCGGATTTATAAGCCCGGACGGCAAACTGGGTGTATCCGGCTGTCGCTGGAACGGATATCTGATTGCTTAGGGTAGCACCTACATGAGCCAGCCAGCTTCCGTTATATTTCCGTGCGACAAGATAGAACCTGTTCGTATCGCTCACATTGCCGCCTACATTCTGTTTCATGGTAACGACAAACGCTGACGGTGACGGTGTGCCTGTTGACGTGAAGTTTATCGTGCTTACCGGGCTGTCAAGCCAGTACGAAGCGGACGGTTCGACACCGGAAGTCATTTCCTGCCAGTCGGAGTTGA